CATCAATTTGATGACCTGCCACAGCAATAACCATGTGCAGGTATTCGTTCTTAGTTCCGGTAGAGTCAAGAAATACAATCGCACCGCCAACTCGTGCGCGACCGTAAATTATCTTTCTTGATGCGTCAGGCTCTCTGACAGTGACGTTTGTTCCGGCTAATGCTGCCCCGAATGATGGTTTGGGGGCCAATGCGCGAGATACTAAAGAAAGACCTGCGCCTATTGCAAATGCTCCGGCAAAAGCGCCTAAACTCATTGCTGCAAAACTACCAGCAGCCCATGCGCCACCAGCAGATGCCAATCCAGCTATAACCGTAACTGCCATTTTTATTTACCTAAAACATTTGGAATAAATTCGCTCGATCAAGTCGAACCCCATGCCGATCATTAAGCTGTCGAAAGGAATGTGAACTTTGGTATTAATCATCATCAAAGAAACATCATCAGCCTTGCAGTGATCTTCGGCGTATTTTATCAGTTTATAGCCTGTAGCGCCCGAACGATATTCAGGAAGAACAAAAACAACATCATTAGATGCAAATTTATGGTCTTTGTAGTGGATGCTTTGACTAACCAAAAGAACGCAATAACCAACTAACTTGCCTTCTTGTCTAGCTGTGAATATTCGCAGAATACCAGCTGCATCAAGTCTGGCATATTCTTTCCAGTCTGGGTTCAGTCTTATCTTGCCTTGATTAAGCGCAACCATTTCCCAGTGCTTTTCCAAAAGCGGCTTGATGTCTTCCTTTACGCTAGTCAGAGACTCATGTTGAATAATCATTATCGAGTATTAGTTGGCGGTCGTGGAGGTCTACCTCCGCCGACATTGATAGATGCGTTGCTTTGCCGTCCCCAGACAATCTCTTTTTCCTGAATCTTGGCAACGTACTCAAACCCTTTGTCGTTAGGATAGTCAATCTTTTGATCTTCAGCAGTGAATCGGCGTACAGATGTTCTCTCAAAAGAGATTAGCTTATTTTCCGCTGTGATTGAGATGTTTGATGTCTCGCCAGAGTCAGAGATGCCCATGACATCCATGAAGCCGTTAAACATGACAACGGGGTTTGCTATGATGTCACCGCTGTCGTCTAACGCGCCTAGATACAATGTGATGTTTCTACCCTGATATGGCTCGTCTCTTGCAATGTTTACAAGTGACTGCTTGATGCCTGCAAGATTAATGCTAATGCCCGTAGCTGAAAGGTCAGAGGACTCAGCGACTGAGCCAATAGATAGCAAATCACCTGCACCAAGATAAGTGTCACCGCCAAACGTAAGGCTGCCAATTCCAGACCAAAGGTTTACATCTCCAGAATCAAATTCCATTTTAATAAGGTAAATAGGTCTAACGACATCAGCGGTAGCAACCGCCTGCATTTCAGTGCTTAATGTTCTGCTCATAATGCCTCAACGCAAGCGAAAGTGAATCCGTAAATAGATGCGGTACTGATTGACCATCCTACATCGTTTGAGGCCATACGCCAAAGGCTTTGTGGCAAAGTAAAGTCCAGAGCTGTACCTGTTGCAACTGTCTGCCGTAGAGGCGGCTGAAATTCCAACGTGCCAGTGCCTGACGCTTTGTCCGCTGTAACCATATAAAGATAGTCGCCAACTTGAAAGTATTCGCCAGCACTAATGTCAGATGATGATGCAGTTAAGCTCTCAGCCCTAATCGCTGTAGAGCCAGATGTTGTAGCTGTCGCCGCGCTGGTGTGCAGTGGATTGCCGAATGTAAACGTACCCTCTCGACCTTTTAGACCAATAATAAAAGCCTCAACTGACCTAGCTTCGCTGTGAGTCATTGGCTTTAGGGTAATCTCAGATTCCCATCTAGCACCTTGATGAGCATATACCTGAGTGTCGTAAGTAAACGGAGATTCGCTTACAGCCACAGACCTTTTAAGTCTCATTGTTACATTTGATACAAGCGTCTTGCCGCCTGCCTGAGTTGGGAATGCTAAAGGCACTTTATGCTCCTACCAACATTTTGCTGTAATTACCGCCACGCATTCTAGCGTCCGCAACTGCGTTCTTAGCTGCACTAGCAATCTGTGGCATAAGTGTAGCGATCTCTGCGCGAACGGTCTGCTGAACGCCTGTAGTGACGTTTATGGTCTGATTAACAACCACACCGCCACCGTTGTTAAGTTTATCATTAGAAACGATAGAGCCGCTTTGATTCGGGATAAACATTTCCATTCCGCGCTCGCCGACCATGTACGGCTGACCGCGTTGAACAGAACCGCCGATTGCTTTGCCTCCGAAGCCGCTTGCAAACGGGTCGCCCATGCCAGCAGAGTATCCAGCAGAGGAATTAATTCCCGCTTGAGTGCCTCCTATGGCGGTAGTAATAAAGCCAAATGCAGCATCAACAAGATACTTTTGAATCAGCATTTTTATCAGGCTGTCGACTACGCTCTTAGCCATAGACTTTATTGCATCGGCAAAATTAGCTGCGCCAGTTATTCCGTTTGCCAGAGCATCTGTGAGGCCGTCTAATCCCTGTCGCGTAAGGTTCTGAATATTGGTATTCATGTCTGGAAGCGTATCGCTCCATGACTTAAATCCTAGCTCTATATCACTCAGAGATTTAATTACTGGGGGAATTGACGTTTCAACTGCTGTATTCACATCAGATAAAGATTTCTTTAAACCTTCAATTTGGGCATCAAGAACAGAAACAAAGTCTACCAGAGGTACAGGGGTTTCAGCCTCTGCATCTTGAGCAGCCTGATAAAGTTTTAATGTTTCATCGTATCTTTTCTTGGCTACATCAACCGCTGCAAGTTGCTGGTAAACAGTCATGTTGGAAGCGTTCTTCAAGCCTTCCATTTGCGCTTTGATAGAGTTTAATTCTTTTCTGTACTCGCTGGCACTTTTCAGGCCGTAACCAAAAGCATCTTTAAGAGAGTTTTTTATTCTGTTGGCTTCGTTGTAGACCTGTATAAAACCATTGGCAAGCGATTGGAATGCCGTTAAAGCCCCCTGCACTGCGCTTAAAAGATCAACAGCTAATGCCCTAGCAAACGCCTCAACTCCGCCTTTAGCCTCAATAGACCTTTGCAGAAAGCCGGTAAACCTTTCAACTATCATTTCTATAGCTGGTGCAAAAGCCGCAACAGTTTGATCAGTAATCCCTTTGAAAAGGCTTTGCAGTTTAGTCAGGGAGTCAACGGTATCTTCTACCCCCTTTGCTGCACTGCCAGACATCGTTAGACCAAGCAGCCTAGCCTCGCCAAGCATTTCTTTTAAGCCGTTACCGCCTTCAGATAATACGTTTACTAACGCAGCACCTTCAGAGTCAAACAGTTTAAAAGCAAGCCTGAGCTTGTCTGACTCGCTTGCAACTCCAGAAAAGGCATCGGCAAGAACAACCATTCTCTTATCGAGAGGCATCCGGTTAAGCTCTTGCGCGTTTATTCCTAGCTCTTTAATAGCAGCCTTCGCCTCGCCTGTCCCTGCTGCTGCTTCAGCGGTTCTGCGAGTAAACCTTTGCAGAGCCATATCCATTGTCTGCGTTGTAATGCCAGCAAGGTCAGCCGCATAACGTAAAGCGCCAAGCGCTTCGGTAGTCGTGCCGATTTTGTCTGCTGTTCTCTTTAAGGAATCCGTTGCTTTAAGGGAGCTGCTGACAAGATAGCCAAAGCCTGCCGCGCCACCAACTGCAACCAGCGCGGTTTTCATGCTAAATACAGCGGAAGTTATTCCAGATAATGCGCTTGTTACACCTTTGAATGCAGGCTTAGTTTTATCAAACGCTTTAATTACAATGCTTACATTTTCAGCCATTAGACTCACTCATTATCTGAAAGTAAGCCACCCACTCATAGAAATGGTTAAGTGGCATTTCTTCTGCTTCTTCAATTGTTATGTGCAGCCGATCAGCCAAAGACAATAAATTCATCCTTAACGGATCGGCTTTTAGTTTTTTGCAGCTACCTCGACCGATTCGATCTGAGCAAACATCTGATTAGCAATCTCAGAAATGACATTAGTTTCCTCGCCCATCAGATCAATGCGATCTTCTGCTGAAGAAAACAATTTACTGCCGCTTTCATCTTCTGCTTTCATGCAAATCAAATCCACCATTGCACCGACAGTGGTATTGCTTAGAAAGTCAGGGTGCTTCTTTTGCAGCTGATCTAAGTCATAACAGGTAATCGGCCTGCAATACAACTTAAACGCTCCAGAATCGTCACCCCACGCAGGCACAACAACTTCACGCGCCTCAACCTTTCGTCTACTGCGTAACTCTTTAGCTAATCCCATGGTTTAATCCCCTTATGCTATAGCTTCGGTTACTGCTCCGCTGCACTGAATTGCAAAGCTCGCTTCAACCATGCCATCAAAAGATGCAGTAATTGATCGGCTAGTGACAATACCGTTTCCAGAGAAATAAGTTTCGCCAGTGCCAGTGCCTGTAGGATAAAGCTCAAAATCAATTGAAGCGCGCTCATCAAGGATAAGCTGTTGGGCATCTGCTTCATCCCAGTAAACATCCATTGACAAAGTATTTGTTTTCAAACCTTCTTTATAGCTTCTAGCAGTATCGCCCATTACGCTATCTTCGATAGTGTCGGCTGAACCGTCAAAAGTGAATGAGCGAACTTCGCCCACAACAGCAACAGAACCACCTGCCACCGCAATCTTTACTACTCCGCTTGAACCTGTAGTTGTTGCCATCTTATTTTCCTCATTAAAAAATTAAGTTGTGCCGCGAGTGTATTGGTATAACACGCGAACTGTCATTATAACCCCGCCAATGGGATCAATTGAACCTTCATCAATCTCAATGCTTATTATCTGCGTATCTAGCGCATTGCCTCCACGCTTCCTGTCTACATCAAGACCTTCTTCGACGGCTTCAATTATGTTGTTTCGAGCTGTATCGATAACCCCAGCTTTTACAAAACAAACTAATTCATAATTTATAGTCGCCATGCGCTGAGTAATTGAACCACCCAGACTAGAATCTTCTCTATCCTCGCCAGCACTTCGAACCAATATAGCCGGATACTGCGCGTTGGATAGCTTGTTAAAATCAAACGGCTCGCGGGTGACATACTTAATAGTTACTGGCGATGTTACCGCTTGAAGCGTTGTTACAATGTTGTTTGCTATGTTTTCTCGAACACTCATTTCAACGCCTTAAAAAATACCTTGCCAAGTTGTTTTTCTTCTTGGCGATTAAATCCAAAAAATGGCCGCTTCTTATCGTTCATTGCAGCCTTCTTAGATTCTGTAGCTCTGGCAAAGAATATCTCTGCTTGCCTATTGTTAGCTCTGGTAGTCATAGAGCCAAGCATCTGCCCTGTGAACTGTAAATCAGGGATCACCCCTCGACCATTAGCGGTTCTGAACGCGCTATACTTTGGTGAGTAATTGGGGAACATCCCCCCTTTATACCCTTGACCTTTAGCCGTTCGGTCTTCAATAATGTTTACGCCAGTCTGAGCCGTAACAGATAATGCCATTTTTACGCTAGCTGATAGCTCTTTGCCTTTCTTGCCTAATCGCTTGGCAATGTCATTAGCATTTGAGCCTACAGTTATATTCATTAGCGAATTAGCCTGCCGTGATTAATTGGGGTTTTTTCGTCTCCCTCAATCGTGCCGCTGTTATCATCGTCATACTCAACGCCGTCTTGGAATACTGCCTCGATCTCTTCAGCGTATCTCGCTTTGTAAAAATCAATCATGCTTTGGAAGCGATCACCATCCACCCAGTTTGTAAGCTGGGGCAATGCGTACTTCCACAGAACCAAATAAACAGCGGTGCGAGTCCACTGTGAATCGGTTAAATAATCGGGGTTCAATTCACCGGATATGCCGCGCTTCTCCCACCACCTGTTTCTTATTTCACGCTCAATATCTGCCTGAGCTTTTGGATGCTCATCGGCAAAGGAGGTAATTCCAAGGGTAAGAATGTCGGGTACGATGTCCGTCAAATCTGCGTCTGTTGAAAATGCCATTTTATACCTCAGTAAAAACCCACCCCCCGAAAGAGGTGGGCTTAATCTTACTTAAAGTACAGAGTCAAAAGTCATTTTGACGCCGTAGCTATCGTCCAGCTCGCCTACACCGTATACGGCAGTAGCGTTCAACTCGAATGCACGCAAAGATGCGTCACGCTGAGTCTCGATGCCGAAGTCCTTCTTCATTGCCAGAGCAATGGCTTCTGGGGCGAATACTGCGCCAACAGAATCACCAGAACCGTCAATAGCAACGTTAGCTGACTCGTATACGTTGATACCAGCGATAGTGCCGACATAACCGTTCCGCATTGCTTCGTTCTGAAGGTCGCCGCCGTTAGGGTTGGCGAAAGTGTTGGTCAGGTTAGCTTTCAAAGCGTATGCCTGATAAGGGTGTACTACGGCATTGATAACGCCAGTAACCTTATTCGCACGCAGAGTAGCAGCAGCCTTAAACAGGTCAGCAACAGTGATCTCAGTGCCAGCAGAACCCAAAGCGCCAGAGAAACCAGCAAATAGAGCGATCAAGTCGGTATCCATCTTAGTAGCAATAGCGTTACCAAGAACAGTACCAAGCTCAAGGGCAGGGTTACCAGCGCCGTAAGCAGCCATGTCAGTTAAAAGAACCTGAGCGCCGACTTCACCAACAGCTACAGATACAGAAGTAGTTGACACGGCAGTGGAACCCATGTCAGTGCCTTCAGTAAGGTCAGCAGCAGCGATAGCTGGGTACTTAGGAACTTGAATTACTTTGCCGGCATCTGAACCGATGTTGTATTGGGTAACAAGACCCATCATTAGAGATTGCTCTTCAGCGGTAAAACGCGCCTGAGCGATAATATTGACAAATAAGTCGTCAAGGGTAGTTGAAGTAGTTGCAGCCATTGTTAAATCCTCAAAAGATTAAATTAGTAAAATTGGTTTATTAGGTCGCTTTCTTCTTCATTGCAGCAAAGGCTTCTTTTCCGCCTTCGTTCCAATTAGCAACCATATCAGCCACAGATAGAGACTTCTGTGTGGAGCCACCAGCGTTACCTTGACTGCCTGAACCACCTGCGGAGGCTCTGACAAAGTGAGGATTAGCCGTTAAAAATTCCGCTACCAGCTCACCAGTTGACAGCAGATTTCCGCTATCGTTATACCTTGGCGTGCCATTGCTGTCAAGAACCTCCACGCTACCATCATCAGACAGTCGCAGGTTGTTTCTTAACAATGCAGAAACTTGTTCAGGGCTTACCGCGTTATTAGTGCTTGCCGCATTTAGTAAAGCGCCGTCTACTAAGGTTGATTGCAGCTTGCTTTTATACGCGTTAATTTCCTGATCTTTTTTTTCAACAGTTTTCTTTAGAACCGACTCAAAATCTCCGCGCTCTTTCTGTCGCTCAAGTTCAGCCTCTTCTTTGTCAAGTAACAATTGTTTGGCTTCGTTAATATCAATGCCTGATAATTGTTTCTCGTATTTGCGCTGTTCTCTAGCAACTCGATCCGCAACAATTCGATCTAGTTCTGTCTGTGAAAATGTTTTGTCCTGACTTTCTACTGCCACAGTTTCAGTCTCTGCTTGGGTTTCCATGATTTCATCGCTCATGTGACGTGCCTCTTAAAGAGTATTGGTGAGTCGTGATTGTAACATAAGTTGTTTATTTCTTTACTTTCTTGTTTTTCTTCGGACGGCCTACTTTAGAGCCGTATGTTCTTGTACCTTGCGGCATGATTAATCTTCAAATATTCCTCTGAACCTATGACGACAGTTATAGCCGCCGCGTACTACGAAAGGATCGCCGCTGATCTTTCCAGCCCAACTTCCAGACCATTCCTTCTCGATCTCTTCTTTAGTGTAAACCTTGCCAACATGGCGGGCGCAGAACTCTCGCGTCACATCATCATCTGGGCCATAGTACTTAAACTTCTCAGCCCCAGCATCCAAAGCGATCTTGGTGTTCACGGTTGCGTCAAACTGCATCAGTGAATCGTGCAAAGCCTGACTTGCATAACGCCCAAGGTTAGAATCAACAGAAGCCTTAATGGTTGCCAAGCTCTGAGCAAACGTTGCACCAGTCAAAGTGCTTTCGTATAGCTCCTTAGCCACAGCATCCAGATAGTTCTGCCCCAAGTCCTCGAAGCCTTTAAATGTCATCGACTGAAGCTGAGAGATAACGTTCGGGTCTAGCTTGGTCACATTGCCGTAAGTGTTAAGCATGGCAGCGACTTCATCCGCTATCACGGTATACTCTCTAACCAGACCATCAACGGTTGACAAGTACTCTGCCTCGATTGCTTGTCTAAGCTCAACCCTTGCCTGTATAGCCCACTCCAGATCGAAAAGCTCACCATCTCTCAGCGGAGCAGTTGCCATCAGATCAGTAATGCGGTTTTCCAGCGTTAGCAAAGCGGCAGTTAGTCTTTCTTGATGCCTGTCTGCTCTAGCTATTACCGACCGTAACTGGTCAACGTCTGCTGGCATTATTCTAGCGGCTCTACAACTTCAGGCGTAAACTGCCCTAATGTCTGGCTGCTGGATTCGATCTCAACGTGTGATTTAGCTAAAGCCTCATCATCAAGAACCAAGTCAGCAATCTGTTTGTCAATTTCCTGCATTAGCGTGACCGACTTAACACCACTGGATCGCATCTGCTGAAGGAATATTAATTCTTTGTCATAATCTCGCAAATCGAAAGCATCAGGGTAGAAAACTTCAACGTCTGGAGTCGCATCTTGCCACTCAGCGAACAACTCCCACAGTTGCTCTTCAGCAAGCTCAAGGATGTCTGCCTTTTCTGACAGTTTCGCGTTAAGCATCTGAAACTCTGTCTGCATGGCAACGCCTGATTGAGTCATGGCCTGAGTGCCTCGAACTGCACCCATGTGACTCATTCGATTAATCGCCTCAACCTTATCAATGATCGCTGCCCGAACAGAATCAAGGTTCTGACCACTTGGCTGAATTTGATATGGCTTCATGTTGGAGTCCATATCATCCGGCATATTGATCACAGAACCAGCGCCTGCACTTGCATCGGTGTTATACGTCTTAACCAATGTCGGGTGGTTCGATATGCGAATGAGCTGCTCGATCTCTGAAAGCTCTTGATAGATAGCCCGCTGCATGTAGGCCGCATCTGACAGGTCACTGATACCAATGCCACGAACAACTGAACGCTGTGCTGGCAGGAATACAGCCGGAATCTTTCCAAGTGCGTTGTCGATTGTATCAAGGTGGGTGTCGATTTCATTGATAGACTTCCAGCTCTCAATCGTATCTTCACGCCAGACGCGATAATAGACCTCTTTCTCTGTGTCGCTGATCTCTTCGATAGCTTCACGCACCTTTAAATAAACCAGCTTAAAACGTCCGCTAGCGGCTCTCTCGTATTTCCAATCAAAAACGTTTTCAGGGGTAAACATCGTCACATAAGGGCGAATATCCTGCGCCAGCTCTTCTGCTCTAGTCCCCGCGTTAGACAATGGCTTATCCATCATCAGCCAAACGCTACCATATACAGAAGACCAGACTTGAGCCTGTTTCATAAAGGCGTTGAAACTGCGACCATCAAGATCGGCATCTTTCATAAAGTTTTCAAGTGCTGGGTTGTTTGCCAGAGAGTTAAACTTTCTAACCGGAGGCACGCGCCATAGGAAACTGCTGTAGATGTGGACAATGTTCTTACAGTGATTGTCAATCGGCGTAAGTTCGAGTCTTCGATTATATTCGTCTTTGTCTTCGTTAAGGTAGCGAGTCAGGTAGCCGCCGTCCTTGTAATCTTCTCCGCCCATATAGGATCGAAGATAAAACTCCCAGCGATATTTATTATTGTCATATTCTGGGTGTGTGTATTCGATGTCTGTGCTTCTCATTAACTCCACCTTGTCGGCTGTTCAATCTTGTAATCTGTCCGCACTGGGAACAGGTATTCAACCAAATAACCCAAGGCATCGTTCATGTGGTCAAAGCCGTCCTTGTTAGGCTGGCTCGTTCCTTCTTTGTACGTCTGACGCTCAAGGCTTTTGATCGTGTGTTTGCATTTCGGGTCTATAAACAAATAGCGCTCACCACTGCTGGATCGTAACCGACTATTTACCGCGTTTATCCTGTCCCTGACCAGTGCGTGACTGTTTTTTGATTTAACAGCAAACCCTGCATTTTGCAAGATGCTCAAATCTGTCCTGCCTCCTGCGCTAGTCTTGCGCTGCCTTGAAGCTGGATCGGGGTATATGATAGCAGGTCGGTCACCATATCTTGACTTAATCTCTGCGACCATTTCATCTGTGTTGCTTCCGTACATAACTATTTCGTCAATCGCTAACAACGTATTGCCATGACGCAAACAAACAACGGCACTCATTGGGTCGATGTTGAAGTCTAATCCAATGTGCAAAATGCTGTTACTGTCTTCGATCTTAACAACCGAATCTTCACGGCTAAAGCCATAATAAATGATGCCGCTATAGTTGACAAACGCAGCTTCATACTCTTGCTGGAATGTGCGCTCGTCTAAATCCTGTCTTGCCGCTGCTATTTCTTCTTGAGATACGTTGCCACCCTGCAAGGTGGTGTACTGAAAGCTCGCCCAATTATCATCCCCATCGATACCTTTACCCCAGATGTCGTAGAAATGATTCCGTCCCTTTGGCGTGCCAATGAACATGCCGCCACCATTTCTATCAGATAATGCCGGTCTTAAAACCTCAAACCATGCTTCCGGTCTCATATCAGCAAACTCATCCATTACAACATAATCCAGTGATCTCCCACGCAGGTTATTTGGCTTCTCAGCACCTTTTAAGGCGATAACAGAACCATTGATAAGGCGTAGGGTCAGGCTGGTTTCGTTGGTCTTAGCAACGTATTCTGGGGGTATTGTGGCAATCAGCATGTCCCATGCAATCTCTTTAGCTGCGCCGTATGTTGGTGCTACATACCAAACGTTTCGATTCGGGGCAATTGACGCTTGCTCTAACAGTTTGCCGGTAGAAACAAACGTTTTGCCGAAACGCCTACCAGCCACGCAAGCAACAAAGCGCGCAGGGCAAAGAAATATTTCACTCTGAGGAAGGGTTAATTGCACGCGGGTCTACAATAATTTGAATTGGAGGTATTTCTTTAATGGGTTCAATATACTGTTCGCCCCAGTTCTCTCTGTCTCGATGCTTCAGGTAAAAGATAATGGCCGTATTGTCACCTTCCATCGCCTTTTCAAACAGCTTGTTGGTGATCTTGTCCATGCCAGAACTTCGGCCTCTTTTTATAGCCTGCAAAAACTGTGGATACTGGTTCTGTTTGTCGTATACGGTTCGCTCGCTAATACCCAAGCAATCAGCTATCTGTGACACTGTAAGGCCTCTAGAAGCCATTTCTGCCGCTTGATTGCATGTCTCTTCGTCAGGTATCCAAGGTGGTCTGCCTGTCATTATGCTTCTGTTCCAAATTTTTCTTTATGGCTCATAGATGGGTTATGCAACATAACGCTGTTTTCAAATTTACATTCACCCGCCATCGTTAAGTCAAGTGGCAAATCATTGGATCGCATATCCACCAAATCAGACCAAAGGATCAGTGCCGCTTTTATTTGAAATGCCGCTGATGGGCATTCAATTATATTTTGAGTAATATTGTCAATCTGAGACAATAAATCAAGCCAGCCGTTTTCCTCGCATTCAAGTATACGCTGAGTTATCTGTAATTGCTTCATTGTGCCTCCCGCATTTCTGCTAATGGCTGCAATAGCTTATCATTTATCTTTACATTGTACCATAAACAGAACTTTGCGCGTAAAAGTGTCATTTGCACACATATTCATGCGGCAATAAAAAGCCCCAATTAAGGGGCTAATTTAAATCTTGTTTAGCAATTGCCAGTAACCCAACAATCGTTATAACTATCCCATACAGTACCACTTTACACCTCGCGTTTAATTAAGGCGGCAGTATAAAGTCTATTAGTTATGATCGATAATGCAAACTTATCATGTCAGTCATACCATAAATAATTGATACATTTAGCCGTGAACCTTGCCTAAAACCTTGCCGTAAACATCCCAAACAACATTGCCGCGAACATCGCCGCAGACATTGCCGCGAACATCGCCTAAGACATCACCAAGAACATTGCCCTGAACATCGCCTACGACATCGCCATAAACACTGCCCAAGACATGGCCAAGGACATTTTCAAGAACATCGCCTTTGACATCACCAAAAATATGGCCATGAATTGGACAAAGCACTTCTTTTATTTTGACATGGCCGTTATCGTCTTTATCTATTACCAAGTTCTTTGTTACAAAATCTAGTATTTCTTTGTCTGTTATTTTCATTATATGTCTCCACGGTTTAAAAAATGGTTCGTTCTCGATCACTGGTGAACCACGCCAGCTTCAAAGGTCAGGGGAAACCTCGATCTAATTCAAATAAAGACTAATCTCTGCCCCTATGAAAAACATCAGCGCAGCAAGGATTGTTAATTGGAATGCCACTTTAACCGCTTTGTGATAGCTATTTGTTTCATTAATTTTACGATCAGCGAATTTGTTAATATCCTGAATCATTTTATGCACTTCTTTGCTTTTCCTGATTTCAAACTCGTGCTGCCTATCCATAACGTATAAATATGCCCCATACAGCAACCAGATAACAACAGCCCAAAATATACATACTAATATATATTCCATTACTCACCCCTCCCGTACCCTTGGAATGGCTCTGCGTATTCACCCGTATGTTCAGCCCATTCCTCCGCAAGTATTTCGGCAAGTGTGGACTCTAAGTATGCGTAAATGTCATTCCTGTATTCAGTCATTGCATCCGTTGGTGGCTGTGCATATATGGCATCAAGAAACGCATCCTGATCAGTAATAACCGAAGGTAAGATGTCGTCATACCAGGATTTCATTGATTTCAGCCAGAGGTAGCACATCTCATCTTTTAGTTGATCTTCAAGGTCGATTATGTCGCCATCAAAATGCTTATAGTTCTTTTCTATAAATGGAATAATAAAGTTATTAACATCTTCTTTAAATACTGAAATAGTCATGTGTCTCACCTCTCTTTTTGATTGAGGTATAAATATACACATTAATGATTATATATGCAACTAATTATAAGAGACCGGTTCATAGGTCTCGTCAGCGGTCATCTTCTTATGTTCTTCCCGGTAATGCTTTGCGATCTCAGCCCTTAGCTTCTTAGTTGTCGGCATCAAGACGTTCCACTTTTCTCGAAGGATCTCTAACTTGGCTGGACCGTGATACTCCATCAGCCATCGGGTAAAGTCTAAAGGGTTGCCGGTAAACTTTAGATGGCAGTAGAAACAAAGACAGACTGCGTTATCCATCGACCATCTGACAGACTTTGCTGACCGCCCCCAGATATGAGCGCATTCCATTCGAGCGTCTTGTTTACCGCAATGCTCGCACTGGTAGCCAGCTTTTAGCCTTATTACATCGCTAAACCATTTGTCTGCTGCGTCTCGTCTTATTGCCATGATGTCCCTCGGTTTATATATTGTTGTATATGCGCAGTTATACACCGCAAAAACAGTATTTTATAAACTATTCCATTTCAATTACGTCAATAACTTCATTGGGACCGAAATGATATCCACACGCTTTTAAGAATCCCTCAAACAGCTCAAGCATCTCTGTCCTAGTAACATCCTTAGACGTAATAGTGTGCTCAATCAAAATATTAGGTGAGCTATTCAAAGTGCATTCGTAAGGGTAGCTAATAAATTTATACGATGGTTTGTCCATTCGTCACCTCCTGTTCAATCAGGAAATCAACATATTGTTTGATCTTTCTAAGTGACTCAACTCCGCCCTTATCTCTCCAGCGAGTAATGTACTTAACCACGTTACCTTCACAGAAATCCATTTCGTTAGCCATGATGTATTCTATTGGCTGTATTGCTTTCTTTTTATAGTGGTCGCCACCCACTTGATTATCTAGTGCGCTCATTCTTCCTCCAGGAGTTCATCGTTGTATTCAATTTTGTCAGGGACAACATCAAGGCAGCGGACACATATACCATAAGCGCAATCGTCATCACC